TTGATACATTTTCGATTTACACAATTTTCCCGGAGATTGTAAAACTCTGGAACCTGAACCAGCAGACACAGGCAGAAGCAAAAAAAAACTTCGACCAAGTAGCCGGGAAATGACGACACCTCTATTCCTTCTCAGGTGCGCACAAGTTGGAATAAGTATCCAGGATTTAGACCTTCTGACAGTAGGTCTTGTCCTGGATATTTTTACGGAAAAAAATAACGACGACTATAAATGGCCGAAAATGGCAACTCAGGAGGATATGGATAAATTCTAAACGGAGGTGATAATTTTTGTCCAAAGGCCGCGACATAAGGGGACTTACGATTGAAATTGGCGGCGATACCACAGGACTACAAAATTCACTTAAAAATGTAAATTCACAGATAAAGACCACACAGGCACAGCTGAAAGATATAAACAATCTGCTGAAACTGGATCCTACGAATGTGGAATTATTACAGCAGAAACAGAAAGCGCTTGCTGACGAAATCGAAAGCACGAAAGAAAAGCTGGAAACCTTAAAGACTGCAGAGCAGCAGGCACAGCAGCAGTTTGCAGAGGGAAAAATCTCCCAGGAACAGTATGACGCTCTGAAAAGAGAAATCATTGCAACCGAGGAGAGTTTGAAGTCTCTGGAAAATGAAGCGAAGAATGCACCTACTCAGATGCAGCAGTCGCTTGATGGTCTGAATGCAAAAATAAATACTACACAGACAGAACTCAAAGAAATTGATAAGTTGCTGAAACTGGATCCTACGAATGTGGAATTATTACAACAGAAACAGAGAGCGCTGTCTGATGAAATCGGAAACACAAAAGAAAAGCTGGAACTTCTGAAAAACGAAGAAGGGGAAGTACAGCAGAAATTCCAGGAGGGAAAAGTATCCCAGGAACAGTATGACGCTCTGAAAAGGACAATTATAGAAACAGAACAGAGCCTGCAATCACTTGAGAATGAAGTTGGATCAGGATCCGCAAAACTGGCCGAGATTTCTGAAACATCCGGGAAAATAGGGGAGTCGCTGACATCTGCCGGAGAAAAAATGCTTCCGGTTACGGCGGCAGTGACAGGACTTGGAACAGCAGCAGTAAAGACTGCAGCAGATTTTGACAGCTCCATGTCCAATGTGGCCGCAATATCCGGATCGTCTGCGGAAGACATGGATAAGTTGCGAGAACGTGCAAGAGAGATGGGAGCACAGACAAAATTCTCTGCAAAAGAAGCCGGAGATGCTATGGGATACATGGCAATGGCCGGATGGGACGCGCAGCAAATGTATGATGGTCTTCCGGGAATAATGAACCTTGCAGCTGCATCTGGCGAAGATCTTGCAACAACTTCTGATATTGTTACGGACGCGCTTACGGCGTTCGGCATGAAAGCAGAAGACAGTTCGCACTTTGCAGACGTGCTTGCACAGGCATCATCAAGTGCAAATACAAACGTCAGCTTGATGGGAGAAACATTTAAGTACATCGCTCCGGTAGCAGGCGCGCTGGGATACAGTGCAGAAGATGCGGCGGTAGCAATTGGACTCATGGCGAACAGCGGAATCAAAGCGTCGTCAGCCGGAACGCAGTTGAGAGCGTCTCTGACAAACATGATAAAACCGTCAAAAGATGTCGGAGACGCAATGGAAAAGTGGGGCTTTTACGCAACAGAAGCCGCAACCGCCGTAGATCAGGCAAAAGTTGATAAGCAAATGCTCAGGGTGCAGAAAGCATCACTTGCAGCGGATAAAGCACAGCAGGCATACAATGATGCGGTGTCAAAATACGGAGCTGAGTCAACAGAAGCTTCAAATGCTGCAGCAACGTTGGAAATAAAGCAGACGGAGCTTGCAAGTGCAAACGAAACCCTGACACAGTTGCAGGAAGGAACCACGCAAAACGTAAGACTGTACAACAAGGCTTTACAGAACGAAGATGGCAGCATGAAAACTCTCAAAGAAACCATGGATTTCTTGAGAGAAGCAATGGGAAATATGTCAGAAGCAGAACAGACCCAGGCCGCAACAGCTATTTTCGGGAAAGAAGCCATGTCCGGAATGTTGGCCATCATCAACGCATCAGATGCAGATTACGAAAAGCTAATCAAGAACATTGATAATTGCGACGGAGCCGCGGAGAATATGGCTGAAACCATGCAGGATAATCTTTCTGGACAGCTTACAACTTTGCAGAGTGCCTTGCAGGAGTTGGCAATAGCCTTCGGAGAAATCCTGATGCCATATATCAGAAAAGCGGCAGAGGTTATTCAAGGGTTTGTTGAAAAGCTCAATGGAATGAGCGAAGGACAGAAGAAAGTAGTTGCCACAATTGCACTGATAGTCGCCGCGATTGGTCCGTTGCTGATAATGGTTGGAAAAGTTGCAACCGGAATATCTGCAATTACAGGACTGTTTTCTAAGATGAAAACTTTAACAACAATAACGAGTATTATTGGAAAGCTAAAAGGTGCTTTTACCGCACTGTTTGGAGTAATAGCCGCAAACCCGGTTATTGCTGTCATAGCCGCGATTGTGGCAGCTCTGGTATTGCTGTACACAAAATGCGAATGGTTCCGTGACGGTGTAAATGCTGTTGTACAAAAGATAGCATCATTTTTCACCGAGACAATACCGCAGGCATGGAGCACATTAATGGAATTTCTCTCAGGAGTTCCGGAATGGTGGTCCGGGATCTGGCAGCAGGTATCGGATTTCTTTGTAGGAATCTGGAATGGGATCATAACATTCTTTACGGTAACAATACCACAAGCCTGGGATAGTGTTACTACATTCTTTGCAGGCATTCCGGCGTGGTGGTCTGGAATCTGGCAGCAGGTATCAGATTTTTTTACGAACATCTGGACAACCATGATGCAGAATCCGGTTATATCCGGAGTCGTAACAACGATCACAACATTGTGGCAGAATGCAGTCACTACACTGCAGGGAATCTGGCAAGGTCTTGTCACTATTGCACAGGGCGCCTGGGAGTTGCTGAAAAATACAATTCTCGCGCCGGTCATTTTACTGATCGACCTGGTAACAGGAAACTTCGAGAAGTTAAAAACAGACGCAACAAACATCTGGACAAACATCCAGAACGCTGCAAAGACAATATGGACCGGTATCAAGCAGGTAATTTCAACACTTGCGCAGGGACTTGTTACTGCAGTAACAACGATGTTCACAGGATTCAAGAACACCTTATCACGGATCTGGACCGCTGCATCTCAGGCAGCGTCAAAAGCCTGGACATCAATCAAAAATTTTGTTGTAAACGCGTCAGAAAATTTGAAAGAGAGAGCATCAGACTCAATTCAGACTCTGAAAGAGAATGCGTCAGAATACTGGGACAATATCAGGTCAAACACTTCGGAAACCTGGCAGAATGTCAAGGAAACCGTTATAGACTACGCGAGAAACATGAAAGACTCAGCAGTAGAAACATTCAGAAGCGTAGTATCAGGAATATCCAGCGCACTGTCTGGCGTGTATTCAGCAGTCGTGAATGGATTCTCCGGAGCAATCGGTTACATTACAAGCCTGCCAGGACAGGCGATCAGATGGGGGCAGGATTTCGTGAACGGAATCGCAAACGGGATCCGCAGCTGCATAGGAAATGTCACATCTGCAGTATCAAGTGTAGCCAACACAATCAGATCGTGGCTGCATTTCTCAAGACCGGATGAGGGTCCGCTGCATTACTATGAAGAATGGATGCCGGACTTTATGAAAGGTCTTGCGACAGGAATTGAAAAGAGCCAGGGACTTGTTGCTGACGCAATGAAAGATGTTCAGATGGATATGCAGTTAGATACAAGTTCAATGAAACCAGCTAATAACCTGAACAAAACAGATATAACCGGAATAACCGGAATGTTGGCACAGCTGATCCAGGTAATGAGCGCAGGACAGGAGATCTATTTTGACAACAGAGAATGGGCTGGAAAACTTGCACCTGCAATCAATAATGAACTTGGAAGAATAGCAAAGGAGGCAGCTTACAGATGAATAATGTATTGACAATAAAAGCAACAATCACTGTTGAAAACTCTGGGAAAGTCATAGATACATTAGCAGACTGGGGCTGCGCAATTGGCAATAATGATTATATCGGGGAACCAGAGGTAGAGACGTATTTCATTGACGTCCCAGGAGCTGACGGTTTTCTGGATGGATCAGAAGCAATCACCGGCAGACCAGTATATAAATCAAGGGAAATTGATATTCTGTTCGGAGGTAAGAAGCCACGCGAAGACTGGGACAGTTTTATTTCGAATATTCGAAACAGACTGCATGGTAAAAACATAAGGATAACATTTTCAAACGATCCAGCATATTACTGGACCGGAAGAGCGTACATAACAGATTTTGACCGGTCAAGAGAGATCGGTCAATTTCATTTAAGCGTTCCGAAAGCAGATCCTTATAAATATTCGCTTGCTGACTCAACGGAGGAATGGCTCTGGGATCCGTTTGACTTCGAGACCGGAGTGATAGATCAGGGAGCCGGGATCACAATATCTGGATCGGGATCATATACAGTATATTCTGGAGATGTAGCAATCGTTCCGGTACTGAATGTAAAAAGTATTGGATCAACAGGACTAAAGGTGACAGCGTGCGGAGAAACCTACACTCTGACACTGGGGAGAAATCGCTTTCCAGATATTGTTGTATACGGATCTGACGTAACACTTGAATTTGCCGGATCAGGAACACTGGACATTGTTTACAGGAGGGGATCATTGTAATGTACAAAATTAAATTAGATGGCAAGATCCTGTATTATCCAGGAGACCGGCAGGCAGCAGTTATCAATCCGGAGTTAGATTTGCAGACAGGATATGCAGGAGAATTAACCCTGAAAGTACCGGTTTTAAATCCTCTGTACAATGATATTCATAACAGAAAAAGCATGATTTCAGTGTACAGAGATAAAACAGAAATATTTTACGGAGAAGTCCGCACAAGAGAAAAAGACCGGTTTAAGAATCAGCCGATTAAAGTAACCGGAGCATTGTCGTTTCTGGCAGATACAATTCTGCCACAGCAGGAATGGCACGATATGTCACCCAGGGAAATGTTGGATGCGTGGCTACAGTTGCATAATAATCAGGTTGAGGACAGGAAGAAAATCTATATCGGGGTTGTTACGATCCACGACAGCAATGATTCTCTGTACAGAATAACTGACAGAGAAAATACCCTTGAGGCAATCAGAGAGAAATTGGTTGATCGCCTGGGCGGATACCTGAGACTCAGGCACGAAGAAGACAAGCTATACCTTGACTGGATAAATATACAGGAATACGGCAAGTATTGTGAACAACCAATTCAATTCGGAGAGAATCTGCTTGATTACTCAGAGACAATGACTGCCGACGATGTTATCACAGCTCTGATTCCGCTGGGGGCAGCAATCGAACAGGAAACAGACGAAAACGCATCCGAATTTGAACGTCTTGAAAAGAATGTGGACATTACATCCGTAAACGACGGAAAAGACTACATATACAGCAAAGAGGCGGTAGAAAGTTTCGGGTGGGTGTGGAAAACAGAGAAGTGGGACGATGTAGCAACGCCAGCGAACCTCCTGAAAAAAGCAACAGAATATCTGACGACGCAGCAGTATGAGAACCTTGTCATTTCCCTGACTGCAGTGGATTTGTCATTGTTTGGCCAGGATTATGATTCTTTTGATATAGGAGACCGTGTGCTCTGCAATGCAATTCCGTATGGAATGAAAAAAGTATTGCCGGTTATGGAAATGAAAATCCCATTGCAGCAACCAGATCAGGCACAATTGACACTGGGAGAAAATCTGCAGCAGTCTTTCACAGATCAGACTACTGGGACATTTACTCAGATCCGGCAGGAAACAACAGAGGCTGGAAGAGTTCAAGCATCCTGGATGAAATCCGCAATTGATAATCTTACGAAACAAATGACTGGAGCAAAGGGCGGATATAAACTCACAGAATTTGACGAAAACGGTCTCTGGCTTCGGGATCTGTACATGGATGCACCGGACAAAGAACAGGCAACAAATATACTACAGATAAATAAAAACGGAATCGGCGGATCTCACAATGGATATAACGGCCCATACACGATCGGAATGACGCTGGATGGCCAGATTATAGGAGAGAGAATCCTTGCCGGTTCTGTTAAAACAGAAGCACTTTCGACAGAGTGCAAAAACTACATTGAAACCAAAATATCAGATGGAGACTCTGCAAATAAAACAGCGATTCTGAAAGAGGTCACAACATCCCTGGAAGCCATGGACGGAAAGATAACTCTTTCTGTTTCGAGTTTGGAGCAACAGCTGGAGAGAAAATCCGGAAACTGGTACGGAAATTATGAACCAACATCTGAAAACAATCCAGCATCTGCCTGGACGACAGACGAATTGAGGCAGGAACACGAAAGAGATCTCTTTTTCAATACCACAACCGGCTATGCTTATCAGTATCAGAAAAATGACAGTAATGAGTATGGATGGGTAAGAGTAAAAGATAAGGACATTGAAGCAGCTCAGAGCACAGCAGAATCTGCACTTTCAAAAATCGAGGTCCAGGAGGGACTTATAACCGCGGAGGTGTCCAGGGCAAAAGGGGAAGAGGAAAAGCTCAGATCAGCGATCACAATGACTGAGACAAGTATTCTTTCGACGGTATCGAAAACATATACAACGCAAGAGATGGCAAACAAGCTCTACGCAGATGCAGTCCAGGAGGGCCAGACAGCTGCAGATAATGCGGAAAAGAATGCAAAAGACGATACCGATACAAAACTGAAAAACTATTCCACAACAGTTGAAATGAATAGCGCGATCAGTCAGGCAGCAGACAGCATTACGCTGGAAGTGTCTAAAACATACGCCACAACTGGACAGCTAGAAGAAAAGTACATGGACGCGGTAAAAACCGGTCAGACGGCAGCAGACACCGCTGAAAGCAATGCCATGAAAGCCGGCCAGACTGCCGCAGATCAGGCAGAAAAGAACGCAAAAGCTGACACCGATACGAAGCTGTTGAAATATTCAACCACATTGGAGATGAACAGCGCAATCAAACAGGCAGCGGACAGCATTTCTCTGGAAGTATCAAAAACATATACAACAACCGTGGAAACAGAAGAAAAATACAATGCAGCGGTAAAAGCTGGCCAAGATGCTGCAAACACCGCGGAAAGCAATGCCACAAAAGCCGGCCAGACAGCTGCAGATAATGCGGAAAAGAATGCAAAAGCCGATACAGATGAAAAGCTGAAAAGTTATTCCACAACAGAACAAATGACGGCAGCTATTAAAATGGCGACAGATAATATTACTCTTGAAGTAACTACGGTACGCCAGGCAGTGTCGGAGAAAAACGGTAATTTCTACGGGAGTAAAATACCGACAACATCAAATGAACCAGCGTCCTCCTGGACAAGCGACGATTTAAAGTCGCTGCACATAGGAGATATTTACTATGATATCACAACCGGATATGCGTACAGATATACATATAAGGTTCCTGGATTAAAGATCACATTTTCATCAGACTCCAGAACGGAAAGCGTAAATTATGATTATGTAAAGATTTATTACAGTGATAACGGAACAATGAAACTTGCAGCGAAGCTGGGAGGAACTGACATTGCTGGTGCATCTGTTTTTGTTCCATCCTCAGAATTTTATGTGTACTGGCATACAGACGGTTCAAGCGATAGCTTCTACGGTTTCACTATAGCGTCAGTTACCGGAACAACCGGAGAAACATCAGGAGCAACAATTGAGAGTTTGCCGAGTTACACTGCAACTGAACTGACAAAAGGGACATATCCAGAAAGTCCGAATCATGGAAGCTACGGAAACAATATAAATCTGCTATGGAAATGCTCCGGAACAACATCAGGAAGCAAAACGGCATCCTGGGAAAGAATCCAGGATCAGGATATTAGTGTTGCAAAAGCCCAGGCAGATGCAGCACAGACAACAGCAAACACTGCAAAGAATACAGCTGACACCGCAAAAAGTACGGCCGAAACTGCAATATCCAGGATCACAGTTGCAGAAAACTCGATCACGTCAGAGGTTTCCCGTGCGAAAGGTGCGGAAAGTACTCTCAGCTCCCGAATCACGCAGACAGAGACGGAAATAGAGTCGAAAGTATCTGCTGGAGAAATTGCATCATCAATCAACCAGACTGCACAGTCGGTAAAGATTAATGCGTCGAAAATAGATTTCAACGGAATTGTAACGGCGAACAGTTATTTTAAAATTTTGACAGATGGTTCAATGGAATGCATTAGCGGCAAAATAGGCGGATTTTGGATTGATTCAACTAGCCTGTATGCATATGCAACAGGAAACTACAAAATGGAAATAAATTCGTCTGAAAAGAAAATGAGAATATCAGACGGTTCAGTTTATTATGTTTCGCACAAAGGAACAAATAGAAATACAGTAGTAATTGGAGGTGCTACTACAACAGCACTGTTTGGCGATATTGATTGCGGTGATGGTGCTTTTGACAGCATCAAGACGCAATCGATAACAGCCACAACAGCATCAAGCTTCAACGCTATTTCATCATCGTCAACTATAACTGCAAGAGGAAAGATAAAGTCGAGTTCACATATCGAAGCGTCAGGACATTTCTATAACATTGGATCCGGAAATGATCTTTCAGACTTGAGTGTCAGAGGAACTAAGAAAAGAATATTTGACACAAAAGACTATGGAATGCAGGCGTTTTATTGTTATGAGATGGCATCACCTATTTTTGGAGATATAGGAAAAGCAACGATATCTGACGACGGGACTTGTCTGATTGATCTTGATGATATTTTCCAGGAATCCATAAATGCAGAAATCACATATTATGTATTTCTGCAGAAAGAAAGTGATGGGGACTGTTGGGTGGAAGAAAAAGCGCCAACACATTTTGTGGTAAAAGGAACGCCGGGGCTAGAATTTAGCTTCGAGATAAAAGCAATGCAGACAAATTACGAACACATGAGATTCGCAGATGCAAGCGAAACAGCATACGACAGAGCAGTTGAAGAACTTGATTTTGACTATACAGCGGAAGAAATAGAAATATCCGAGCCAGATTATGAAACCGAATTGGGAAATGACAGAGTAACCATTATTAATCAGATGGAGGCAGCAGCATGAAAAAAGTACTGACGAGTTTTATGAATTTATCAACCGGAGAGGGAAGCAGAATCGCATTTACTTATTCCGAAGTTGATGAAAAAACAGGAAACATTATTAGCCAGAATAACAAAGGAAACTTTCTGGTGATGAACACAGAGGTACAGGGACACTTGGATGCAATTAAAGAATATATTGCAACAGCACATTTGAAATAGGGAGGGACAAGAAATGAGCGAAGCTAAAGAAACAGAAAGAAACATGAAAGAAGATACACCAGAAGAGAAAAAGGTGTCCGAATCGGACACCCAAGAAGTACTACCTCTTGGAGCAATCCTGGATAAGAAAACAGAAGAACTTCGGAGCGTGATATTTAAAGAAATGGTGCAGGGTGGAATCCCTGCCTCATTAATGGATTATATGCTCACATCTATTCTTGCAGAGGTAAGAGATCTTAAAGCAAAGGAATACTCAAAACGCATTATCGGTAAGGAGGAGTAAACGTGGCTGATGTAAAGAAATATACGGATCAGATCGCAAAGGCCCAGAAAGGCAGAGACGTCCGTGATTCAATCGTCAATGCAATCAATGCGGTATCAGACGAAAACAACGAATACAACCAGGTAAAATCGGATATTCTTGCGGCACAGTCTGATATTGCGGAGAAAGTGGCAAAGAACGAACAGACAGAGCAGACATTTGCAGCAGATGTAAAAAAGGCGGAAGAATTAAAACAGGGACTTGATACAGACATCACCCAGGGAAACACTCTCAAGAGTCAGCTGGATACTGCAGTTAAAACGGCAGACACCAGTAAAAAGAACCTGGACGCATCAAACGCAACTGCAGGACAGACAGAAAACTCTCTGAACAGTTCTATTGACATTGCAAATACTTTAAACAAGGCACTTACAGCAGACATCACCAAGGGAACGGATTTAAAAACTGAGTTAGAATCAGACATCACCTATGGAACAGCACTCAAGAGCCAACTGGACACTGCAGTTAAAACAGCAGACACCAGCAAGAATAACTTAGATACATCCAACACGGCAGCAGGCAAAACCAAAGCTGCCCTTGATGCATCTAACACAACAGCAACCAAAACAAAAACAGATCTGGATGCAACAAATAAGACCGCAACAAGCCTGGATACATCTCTGGGAACCAAAATTACAGAGGGAACACAGCTGCAAGAAGATCTCCAGGAAACCGGAGAGACTGCGGTAACCAACATTCAGGCAGAAGCAAATAAACAGATTCAGAATATTACTGCAGCAGGTGGAGGAATTGAAAACGCACTTTCAAATTTCTTTGCCCTCCGCAGGACTGGAAAAGTATATACAACGAGAATCTACAAGTATGACACTTCTACCAGTCCAACAGGCGTGAAACTGAACGACAATGAAGGACTGGTGAGAAAACCGTCCACAAATACAGCAATCGGACAGGATGATTACAGGGAGATTGGCGTATTCATGCACTTTCCATGTAATTTTACCGTAGATAATAAAGGCTTTAACCATGTGACTGCACTGCAGGGACAACCGGATTTCAAAAAGACCGGAAAAGTAGATGTGGGAGAGGTCACAATGTCCGCATGGGTTGGAATCACAGACAATCCTGAGTATGTAGATTATCATTATTCAGACAGTCCGAACGAAGCCCTTGGCCTTAGACCAATGGGAGAGTCAATTAATCCAGACGGAACAATTTCACCTTTTATGATCCACGGAAAATACGGAGCCGGAGACATTGATGGAGTGCCGTACAGCTCCGCTGGATTGATTCTGGCAAACGGAAGCCAGAAAGGAGGAAAACCAGTATCATACACAGGGCTGATCGCATACATGAGAAAGAAAGGCTCAATGTACGTGGGAACAACAAACTGGGATCTCTTTTACAAACAGCTCATGATGATTATTTTATATGCAACAACGAACAGCCGAAGCGTTATGGCTGGATGTAATTCTTATTCAATGCAGGAAATGGCAGCAGTTGCAGAAACCGGAGTAACAAGAGTGATTCTCCCAAAAGCAAAAGCCAACAATTATATTGTTGGGTCTTATGTATCTGTCGGGGATATTGGTTCAAATACAAATAAAGATAGATATTACGCATACATGCACAACCTCGCATATGACGTGAAGATCTTGAAGATTGAACCGGTAGACGATACAAATTCTGCAATATATTTGGACACAGAACCATTCAACACGACATTAACGACCTGCATCTCAACAATGCCATGGCGGACCGGCTCAACCGACAGCGTGCTTGGATCAGATGGATCACCGTTCTCAAATACAGATAACAAGAATCCATTCAAGATCCAGGGAATCGAAACCGGATACGGTGCTTATGAAGTCCTCAGTAATGTATTTATGGATATTGTTACAGATGAAGACGGAACACCAAAGAGAGACGTATACATCTGTATGGATGCGTCACTGCTTACAACGGATATGAATGTAGCAAAGACACGATACAAGAAAGTAGCGGCTCAGGTAACATACACAGCAGCATCATGGAAATACATCTCAAAATGCTTTGTTGATCCAGCCCTGGGAATCATGGTACCGACGGAAACAAAAGCCGGAAGTACAACAGGATTCTGCAATGGACTGTATACAGATTCAGGCACGAGCGGCCAAAGAGAATGGCTGTCCCTGGGCTGTCTGTACAATGGCACGTTTTACGGCCTCTGGCTTCTGACTGCGCTCTCTGGCGTTGGCTATGTGGGCTGGGCTTTCGTTTCCGGCGTTTCACCGAACGGCACACGGGGTGAATGGCAGGCGGCAGCCTGACAGAGGGGCTGTCCCCTCTATGTAACTGATAACTAATCAACTTCGAAAAAGCAGAATAGCAATAAATTACGGACTTGTAACACGAGGTAGCGGTTCCTGTTCCCTGGCTGTCCCTGGGCTATCTGAACAATGGCACGTTTTACGGCCTCTGGCTTCTGACTGCGCTCTCTGGCGTTGGCTATGCGGGCTGGACTTTCGTTTCCGGATTTTCTTGAAAATGATTTGATATTTGTGTTACATTTCGCTCCGCAGGACGGAGCCTGCTTCGACAGCGTGGGGCATCACCGAAATTTGATTGAAGCCGAACCTTGTGATCGGGAGCATAGGAGCCTGGGACAAGGACCATGAATGCAGTTGATTCATGCGTGGGGTGAGTAGAAAAACCGAAAACCCCTTATATCAAGAAACGAATGAAACGGTATTGTAAAAATATAACATTAGATCAGAACTTTATAACCGCATGTATCTATGAATGTCTGAGCGATAAATGGAACCGTATGGATACAGCCCGATTTCTGGCAAACTATACGAATATTATTACAGCCAGGCAGATACACAGGATTATAAAAGAAAACTTTAAAGACTGGTTACATAATTTAGTCTGCACAGCAGCGGCAGGAATGGAAGAAGAAATAAAACTCAGAAAAGTATCTTTTGATCCTATAAAGACAAGCGCAAGGCTGGATGGAAATTCAGGGAAAGTAAGAGATATAGGTGTTGAGTGCATAAAACAGCAGATATACGATTATGTAGCCACAAACGGCTTAAAAGAATTATTTGTAAGAAAAGTAGGAACTTATCAATGTGCGAGCATTCCAGGGAGAGGACAGGTTTATGGAAAGACAGCAATTGAGAACTGGATCTGCAAGAATCCGGGCAAGACCAGAGTAGCAGCAAAGGGAGATGTCCGGAAATGCTATCCATCCATCAACAGGAGAAAAATGAAAAGAATGTTAGAGAAGCAGGTCAGAAATGAGGACCTGCTTTATTTGACTTTCGTTTTAATTGACTCATTCGATCAGGGGCTGTCAATCGGATCATACTTGAGCCAATGGCTCTGTAATTATTATCTGAGTGCAGCTTATCATTATGCTGCTGAAAAGCTGTTCAAGAGGAAGAAACACCGAGACGGAACAACAGAAGAAATCAGGCTGATTAATCATGTATTGTTCTACATGGATGATTTCATACTGATCGGAAGTAGAAAGGCAGACGTAAGAAAAGCAATGAAGCTCCTGGTTAAATACATGAATGAGTATTTAGATCTGACGGTAAAACCAGACTGGAAGCTGTTCCAGATCGACTGGATAGACAAAGAGGGAAAACATCATGGAGAACCTATTGATATGATGGGATTCAAAATATATCGGGACCACACAGAGGTAAGACGGAGCATTTTCCTGAGAGGACGCAGGGCATTTGTAAAAGCCGGGAAGTATGCGGAGAAAGGAAAAGCGATACCATTAGATCTTGCGTACCGGTGTATAGCATATTACGGATGGTTCAAACATTCCGACTCTGAATATTTCAGAGAAAAGTATAACGTAGATAAGATATTTGAGAAAGCGAAAAGGAGGGTAAGTCGTGAAAGCAAGATTTACAGAAAAACAGGATCCTGTAACTTGGAATGCGCTGCCTGATGGAAACGTGGATGTAATGATATGTCTGAATGAAAAGACTGTTACAGAAACTTATCCGGATACGGATCCGGAGACAGAACAGACAGTATTCGAATATGATTTTAACCAGTTCCGGGAAAAACAGGAGAAGATCTCAGAGGAAACTGTAAGAGCATCACCGGAAAAATATCTGAAATATATTCCGGAGAAAGAAAAAAGCACTGAACAGAAATTTGCAGAACAGGCAGAACGGATCGAAATGTTGAAAGACTGCCTGCTGGAAATGAGCGAACAGGTTTATGCGTAGAAATTTAATTATTTTATTGTTAAGCAAAGGAGATAAAGAAATGATGGCAAAATTATGGGTTACTGAAATTTTAAGTAAAGATACTATTGAGGAAGCAAAAGAGGAATACAACAGAGTTCCACGCCTGTTAAAAGAAAAGGTGAAAAAATTACTCATTGATGCAGGTATGGAGGAAATTACTGAGTAATCGGGAAGCATGACTAAATTACAAATTATTAGCAGGCAATGGTCCTCTATTTATGATTTACTGCTGTATATTCAAGACAAAGAGAAAGCAAAGCCTCTGGAGGATATACAGCAAGATTTAGATATAATTGAGTATTCCTGCCGCAAATATGCAGACGTAGATGATGAGGAAATAAGCATGGAAAATGAACAGATTTCAAGAGCAGAGCATGAGGAGTTCCGCAAAAGAATTGAGGCAGAAGACAACCGACAGAACAGACGGATTGAAATTCTGGAAAACAGTGTTCAACAGCTCCAGGAATTAGTTACATCTGTACAGACGCTTGCAAACAACATGGAGAACATGGTGAAAGAGCAGGGACAGCAGAGTGCAAGACTGGAAGCTCTTGAGTCAAGAGACGGGGAAAAGTGGCGGACAGTAACAAGTTACTTATTAACAGCTATATTAGGTATTGCAGTTGGAATTATTGCAAAACAGTTTGGATTATAAGGAGGAGCAAAATGTTTAAAAATTGCGTATTTAAGCCAAGCGTAGACACAGTGAAATGGTGGAAGAAAGCAGGAATCAGAGCAGTAAAGACAATGGCACAGACTGCAGTGGGCGTGATCGGAGCCGGAAGTGTGATCTCTGCAGTGGACTGGAAGATGGTTGTATCGTCTGCAGTAGTGGCCGGAGTTGTAAGTCTGCTCACAAGCGTCGCAGGAATCCCGGAAGTAGAGGCAGACGAAAACCTGAACAACTTGTTTTCTGATGGAACAAAATAATTTTGCACAGCCCGGTATAATGCCGGGCTTTTTCTGGAGGTAAAAATGGAAATCAAAGGAATTGACGTTTCCGCCTGGCAGAAAAATATCGACTGGAAAACAGTTGCGGATTACGGTATGGGGTTCGCTATTCTCCGGATCACGGAAGCCGGGAACGTTACAGATAATTATTTTGAAAAAAATTATGCAGCGTGCCAGGAATATAACATTCCAACAGGAGTATATAAATACTCTTATGCAATGACAATCACAGAGATTGAGTCAGAAGCGCAGAAAATTATTTCTGTGTTAGCTGGACGGAAATTGCAATTTCCAGTTTGGTTAGATCTTGAGTGGAACAATCAGAGAATACTTGGAGCTGAAAGTCTCCACAAAATGACAGAAGCATTTGAAAAGATTATTGTTAATGCAGGATATAAGTTCGGAATCTATTGTAATGTAGACTGGTACGAAAATGTAATATGCAGCCATTTGAAAAAGTATGAATTTTGGATAGCAAGCTATCCACAAAACGATAACGGAACATTACAGGAACGCCTGCGTCCAGACTTCGGAGTAGGATGGCAGTACTCAAGTAAAGCAAAGATACCGGGGATCGCCGGAACGGTAGACAGAAATGCGTTCTACAAAGACTATGCTGTACAGGAAGGAGGAACCAACATGGATAAAGCAATTGAGAAAGTTATAATGATTGCAAAAAATGAGATTGGATACTTAGAGAAAAAAAGCAACAATCAACTGGACGACAAAACCGCAAATGCAGGATCGGCCAATTACACAAAATATTGGCGCGACGTTTACCCAGGATACCAGGGACAGGCATGGTGCGCCTGCTTTGTGAGCTGGTGCTTTATGAAAGCGTTCGGATTAGAGACTGCAAAGAAACTTCTAAAACATTGGCCATATGTATATTGCCCGACTTTAGGAAACCTTTTCACAAGGAACGCAAACCCAAAAGTAGGAGATATTGTGATCTTTTACCGCGGAGGAACTTTTACACACACGGGAATCGTTACAGCAGTAATCGGAGACAGATTCTATACAATCGAGGGCAATACGTCCGGAGCATCTGAAATCGTAGCCAACGGCGGAGGAGTATGCGCGAAAAGCTACCTGAACAGTAAGCTCCCTGGAACAAAATTCTGTACACCAGATTACAGTATTGTTAATGGAGAGACAAGCAACACAAAAGAAAATAGTAACACAGTAACAGGAGGTAAATACATGTTTGAACCGGAAACAGTACAGTTAGGAAGCGCAGGAACATCCGTATTGCTTTTGCAGGAAATTCTTGTTGCAAGAGGATTTAAAGGAAGAAACAGCAAAGTTCTTGACCTTGACAGAGAAGCTGGGGACAATACTATTTATGCTCTTAAAGCATACCAGAAATCAAGAAACGGAGCCTTGGAAGTAGATGGAGTATGCGGACCGGCAACATGGAAAGATCTTATTGCTATCTGATTTAATAAAATAGTGTTATAAATTAGTAGTAGTAACTGATAGCAACCCACAGGTTACTATTAGTTACTACTACAAAAAGGTCATAAAAAAATGACCTTTAAATTCTTGTGATCGTCAATCTGGATTTCTTTAATGACTGATCTCCAGAGCTGACGGCGTTCTGCTGGTTCCAATGTCTGATATATAGAATCCAGATCCATTTTTAAGAGCTTCCGGATTGGAGCCAGATCTTTCTGCTCCTGGTTACGTGGGAGATTTTCCAATTCTTTTATATATTTCTCTTTATCTCTTTTTAGTTCATCCATAGTAATTATGTCATTTACGTACAGATCTTTCAGCTTATCAATTTTTTTCAGGAGTGCTGCTCTCCGGGAATCATAATCAATCACTTTAGCACTTGTAATTTCATATTCTGCAATATGCTCCTGCAGGAGAGGCTTGATATTTGCAATCAGGTACCTTTCTATACATGATTCGAATATAACTTTGCGATTGCTGCAACGCTTGCTTGGATAGGCGCCATGACATTTGTAGAGAGGATATTTGTAAAAGCCACCAGCCTTTTTCTTTATTTTTCGTGTAGCACCAGAAAATGAATGACCGCAGTGAGCGCAGCGGAGTAAACCACTAAATATATAGTTATATTTCTGACTGATTTTGACATTAATAGCAAGCAGCTCCTGTACACGCTCAAACAGATCCAATGGAATGATGGCAGGACAATAATGATCGTTATCACGGAACACACCAATATATTTTTTATTTTTTAAGATTGCAGTTTTAAGATTGCTTTGAGTCATAACGATACCCATATCAGATTCCAGATGCGTGATTGTCTGGTTCAGGGAATTACAAGCAGCATAAAACTGGAAGATATGCAGCACCTTTTCAGCGTCCTGATTAGGTACAAGATGTTTGTTTTCAATGGAAAATCCGAGAGGTGCTTTTCCGGCCAGAACTTCACCCTGCCGGTATTTATAGTCAAACACATCCCGGATCCGGACAGAATCGTTCTCTGCTTCCAGCTCTGCAAAGGTCATAGACTGTGCGACGAAAGCCCGGCCATGCGGTGTGGTCGTATCAAAGTACGGCTGATCGACAGCGAGCCAGTCACAATGGTTCGCTTCGAGAACCGCCTGCGTATTCAGATAGTGTCGCAGGCTGCGGAACCAGCGGTCGAGTTTAGTGAAAATAATCAGATTCACGCGTCCGAGCCGGACATCATCAAGCAACTGCTCAAAATCTCCACGTTTGATTTTCCTGCCGGAGATTCCATCGTCAATGTAGGTTCCGGCCAGAACCATGTTCTCTTTAGATGCAATATAGGCTTTGCAGGTGGAGAGCTGTTCATCAATACTGTCTCCCTTTTTTGCCTGCCGGTCTGTGGAGACACGTACATATATAGCAACATTTGTTATACTCATAGTATCACTCCTTAAAAAATGGGTATAAAAAATACACCTATGCAGGCGTATCAGTTCGTGCTATAATTCTAATTGTCTGGAAAAGAATTGTAGCATCAACTGATAGCTGCAGAGTTTTCACAAAGTCGTCCTGGTGCGCCAACACTGGGGCGATTTTTATTTATCTATAACATTTCTTGCACGCATCATATCCGCGCGCTTTGGCTTCACTGATCGTCACTCTGTACGGATTATTCATTTTACTGCAGTCTTTACTGAGATGATATTTTTTTCCTGTATCGCAGATCCATACATAGGTTCCTAGAGGAGCCTTCTTTGCAATTACTTTGATTTTGTAAGTCCATTTTACAGATTTATATTTGCCTGTAACAACAACAGAACCTTTTGACTTGGCAGTGATAACTCCTTTGGAGCTTACGGTAGCAATTTTGGGATTGCTACTTTTGTAAGTCATTTTAACCGGAGCTTTAATGGCTTTCTTTTGGTTCACAACCATAGTAATAGATTTGGTTTGATTTGCGACCTTTTTGGTTGCTGCCTGAACGGGAACTGTAAAGAGAGACAATATCATAACCATAGAAAGAATCAAAGACAATAATTTCTTTTTCTTGTTCATGTTCGTTCCACCCCTAGATAATTATTTGTCGGACAGTAATTTAGCGATTCTGTCAAGCTGACGAATGATAATAAAATTCTGTTCAAGGACTGCACGCTGATAGTTCATAATATTTTTCTGAATATCACGATCACTTCCGGCACCCAAAGAGATTCCAAGCTCTGTAAGACCGGTACCACTTAGTTCATTAAGAATACTTTTGACAGATTCAATATCATTAGGATCTTTTAAATTTTCCATTCCGAATTTACGGAGAGCTGCAAGATCCTTTTCTGCCTGTTTTGCCTCGGCTTCTGCCTGCTTACGGGCTTTCTTTTCTTCTTTGGTTTCACCACTATTATTAAAAAGACCCATCATTTATACCTCCTTGATTGGAAAAACTTACCGGTAGTATTATGATGAGTTTCCCTCTTATAATGTTTCTTGCACCCAGCTGTTACTTACTAACGGGAAGGTGTGGAAACAATGGTGAAAAGAAAATACATACATTACGGCAACTGCAAAATATACGCTTTGTATTATCACAGCAACAATACTATATATATTAATCTTGACTTTAATGGGGGAACTCAAATCATAATACTTAAATAAATAGTTAGTTGCAGCTGGGTGTTTTATTATCCAGCATTTGTTTTTTCATCACCTGTAACAGGTGGGTGCATAATTTCTAATTCTTCTGGGCTGTCTGGAGCACCACCAGCAACCATAAGATTCTCTTTAAAGTGATTTAGGATCTGTCTCCGGATCGCTGGATCGATTTCAAAATAAGTCTTAATGATTTCCTTTTCAAGATCTGTCGCATTATGCTGCGCAGCAAATTCATCAAGACTGAATGTCTCTGACTCTATAAACATGGAGCCAACGCCATCTCTGAGCCATTTTTCATCAATATTAAATTCACGACAAATAGCTTTTATATTTGATTCTGTAAGATCATTAACGCCGGTTTCAACTTGACTGAGAGAACTCTTTTTCAGACCAATTTTGGCGCCGAACTTTTCAAGTGTGAGACCGAGAGTTTTACGTGCTATTCTAACACGTTCACCGCGAGTCATGTGTTCACCTCCTTTTTATTATAAAAATAGCATAGCACTGAAAAAACGGAATGTCAACGGAAAAAAGTTTTTTAAACGAACAAAAATGACTTGACAAAATTCTTTTAAACAACTATCATGTTTTTAGAACGAACAAAAGAAAGGGGATGCGGAACGTTGGAGAGACCCAGGCGAAGAGTTGGAGGAATAGACGAATTTATGATCCAACGAACAGCAAGGCAGATTTTAAAAGAAATGCAGGAGTGCGGATGGACTCAGGGAGAAGCTGAGTTACTTCCGAAGTATTTAGAATCTGCGATAAAACAAAATAGCGAACGGATCAGAAAGCTGAAACCATTCGCTATTTGCGAGATTACAGAAGAATCTCCTTGACTTCTGAAACAGTTCTGCTGTAGTTAGCAGCGATCATTTCAAGAGTCATTTCAGTATCATCAGGGTGCAGTTCCTTATGAATACTGTAAAGCAGAGCAATATTATGAATTGCAATTTCTTTTTCGCTCATGTAGTGGTCTCCTTTCTTTAGTTTTCAGTCTCTGGTACAGACTGATAGCTAAAGTATAGGAGAGAAGAAAGAAAAGTACAAGCCGAAACGGAGGAGCACAACATAAATGGCAATCACAAGAAAGGTAGATACGGATGTATATTGCGATATTTGCGGCAAATGGGTTATGGGCTGGACATCCAATAATGACGGAGTTAGCAGGGCATGGGCTGCTAAGTATGCGAGAAAGAAAGGATGCACAGTTGGAAAGAAAATCATCTGTAAAGAGTGCAGGATAGAGAAGCGGATCCAGACATGCAGCATACAGCAAAAGATTGGAAGTGCAGGAAGAGACAGCGATGGAACCTGCATGGGATTCGGAGGTGAAATATCAGATGAACCACTGGAAAAGTGTAAACAGTGTATAGCATGTACATCATACCAATGGAAAGAAGAATAGCCGAAACGGTCAACAATGACCGTCTGGACACGATGGCAACGTGTTCACTGATGAGGTAAGCCAGAAAGGGGCGAAAGATATGTCACAGAAGAATATGGAAGTAATGTTAAGCATGGAAGACAAAGCCGAAGCCGAAGAACTGACAGCGTTTCTGCAGTCTGTAAACATCACAAAGCAGACACTGATGGATACATTCCTGAAAGGCGTCAAGGTGGGTGCAAGCATGTCGGCTCAGAAAAAGCCGGCATAAGGGAGGGACGACCTTGATTGAAAGATGGAAAGATATTCCAGGATATGACGGCAAATACCAGGCGAGCACAGAGGGAAACATCCGGAGAACTTTGAAATCCGGACAGTTTCGCAGCATGACTCCCTATCACAAAAAAATGAAAGGGAGTCAGCGCCTGGTTGTGAAGCTCACAAAAGACGGAAAAGCGAAAGAGGAGATAGTTCTCTCCCTGATTGCAAGGACGTTTTTAGGACCTGTTCCTGACGGTGCGGTTCCGTATCATAAGAACGGAATGCAGTCTGAGAATCACATAAACAATATAGCATACATACCCAGACAGGAACTTGGAAAGCTGACCGGTTACAGTTCCAGAAATAAAATAGTCGTGAAATTGGACAGTTGCGGACAGGATGTGGAATATTACAGATCTGCGAGAGAAGCAGCGAAAAAGAATTTTTTGAGTCGACAAGCTATCACTGATCGTTGTAACGGGAAAACAAAACGTGGACCGGCTCCGGATGGATACGAATATGCCTGGGACAACAGCGAAGCAAGCCGACGCAAAGCAATAAGACGCCTGGAGCTGGCTGGCGGATATACACCAATGCCGACAGCTCCTGCAGTAGAATTTGAGTTTTAGGAGGGGGAAGAAGATGGAAACGCAAGGAACATTCAATACGGTAAGATTTTACGAAACCCTTGCCATGATCCTCTCAAAGAAGCATGGCGTTGACATCACCGTAAAGGTGAAAGAAAAGCCAAAGAAAGAGGAAACAGCATAAGGAGGCAGAAATGGAACGAAAAGTAATCACATCAATGCTGACAGGGTATCTGATCTCAATGCTGCCGGTTTGGGAGATCGGCAGCAGGATCCAGGCGATTATGCTTACACTTGCGATAAGCGTGTGCGCATTCATATTCATGCTCTGGATTGAAGATATATTCGAGAACATAAAAAAGACTCTCACGTTGGCAGACGTGGGAGCCAAAAAGAAAAAACAACTTTTATAAATAGTATAAGGAACCTGAAAAGAAATGTCAAGGAGGATTATATGCTTAAAAGTGATTTTAATGGATATGAAGAGTTTATGAAGAAAATAGGAGAAGCAACAAAGGAGGCTGGAAGCGGTGAGCTGCTTAAACTGGTGTTTGAAAGACAAACAATGTGGTTGAACAAAATTGCAGACGCTATTTTTCCAGCACCAAACGGAGATATGCCGTTTATTATCAATGCGCTTGAGATAATCGCAAAAGATATGCGAAAGGATAATCCGGAAACAGAATTAGTTGTAGCGCATTTCAGAGAGGCAATGGAGTTCGAGGCACACCACATTGATGCTCCAGGGAATATGACGGAAGCAGCAGCGAAAACATATTGTGAAGTCAAGAAAAAACAGCACGGTATTATGTAAACTAAATGAGCTGACATACATGCAACAAATGTCAGCTCAGAATCATGTGTAACGATCTTTATATCATTGTAATGCCGGATCCTTGAAAACTCAAAAAAGCAAGCCTGAAAGCAGGGGAGAGAAACCCCTGTTGCAAACTTGCTAGAAGTATTAGAGATGGATTCAAAAGGGGACTTATATGAGCTACAAAAGTATGAGAATGAGGTTCCGGAATGTCATAGAGGTGTATGAGTATCATACAGCAAGGTATGGAGCACCGGAACAGAAGAGGCAGGAGAAGAAGAAAGCCACCCCGGAGCAGATGAAGAAGAGGAACCAGTATAACCGGGAGAGGCTGGCGCGCTGGAAGCTCCGGAACAATTTCGACGTGGATGATTATTTCTCCAGACTGTCATATGCAATGGACAAGAGACCGGCGTCCATGGAAGCAGCAAAGGAAGACTGGAAAGCATTCCTGCAGGTTCTCCGGAGAGAATACAAGAAACGGGGAGCAGAGCTGAAATGGATGCGCAACATTGAGGTAGGCACAAGAGGAGCCTGGCACATACACATCATAGTGAACAGGATTCCGGATACCGACATCATTTTGCGAAAGGCATGGCCGCATGGACAGGTGGAAAACAAACTCATGTATGAAAAAGGTGAGTTTGCTGATCTGGCAGCGTACATAACAAAGACACCGGATACAGAGCCAAGGTTGAGGGAGGCGAGTTATTCAGCGTCGAGGAACCTGCCAATTCCGGAGCCGGATGAAAAAGTGCATAAGCACTGGGAGACATGGGGAAAAGTCAGAATCCCGAAAGGGTGGGAAGTGGAAAAAGACTCTTTTCACGAAGACATCAACAGCGTGACCGGTCAACCATACCGCACATATACACTGATCCGCACGAAGAGACTGCCAAAGAAGCAGGAACAGAAAAAGAAAGTAAAGAAAAAGAGGGAATAAGGGCATGAAAGTAAATATATATCTGGAGACGGACAAGCAAAACCAGGAATGCACCTGGCGAAAATACGGATATGTACTTGAAGCCATGGCCGGAAGATGCATACCAGTAACCCGTGTAGGGTTCGGATCAGCAGAGGGAACATATCACAAGTGCAATCTGCAGGCGCTAGAAGAAGCTCTTGTACGATTCCACAAAGAATGTGAGGTATGCGTATATACAAAAGACGCGTTTGTTGCAGCACGGATCCTGAAAATAGATGAAATGGCAGCAACAGATTTCAAAGATACAAAAGGCAAACCGATAAAGAACGCTAAGGAATGGGAGAGTATCTGCAGAAAGATAAAAGAGTGCAGCATCGTGATATCCTCTCACTCTGGAAAACACACATACTCCGTATGGATGCAGGAGGAAATGAAAAAAGATGGAGGAGATATGGGGAAAGGGATGGAGCCTGAGACCAGAACAGAACCCGGCTGACATGGAATACATAGGCACGATCACTAGATCAGGATATAAATTCACGTATTACAAAGACCAGAAAGGAGGAATTTATTTTGACAGCGAGCCAGAGAACGGCAAACCCGAATGGATGCGCCGAGCCGACGAAGAAAGAGGACGACGGAATAGACACAAACATTGAAGCTCTGGAAGAATATATCTGCGACAATATCTGCAGATACAGAGAAGAAGATTTAAACCAGGAGGAACTGGATTATTTCTGCCATTACTGTGAACTGCAGAAGCATACAGACGGGATCAAAGCAGAATATGACAAGATCAATCACTTTGACCATAGCCAGGCTATGAAACTTATGGACAGGTACAAGCATATTGTACTCTGCGAAGAATGTGAGTACAGATATTACTCAGAACCAGAAAACATAGGCTATTGCCAGTGTGTAGAGGGAATACGCAGAAAACTGAAACCAGGGGACGGATGTAGCTACGGAAAAAGAAAAGAATAACAACAAGAAAAGGGGAAAATTATGAGAACAGTAGCGGTTATTAACTTAAAAGGCGGAGTGGCTAAGACGATCACATCAAACAGCATTGCGTACATCCTTGCAAACCAGGGATACAGAGTGCTCCTGCTTGACAACGATAAGCAAGGGGATGCATCGAGAGGATTGAACCGACGCACCCAGGATGGAGAGGGCATTGACAGGATCATGACGACGCGGCATCCGGAAGACTGGATGCACAAGCTCATCAAAAAAACAGATTTTGAGAATCTGGACGTGCTCCCGGCAAACATGCGTCTGCTTACAGCAAATCAGACGGTCATGCTGGATCAGACACGCCCGCAGCAGTATCGTATCAAGAACGCACTCGAATGTGTCAAGGATCTGTATGATTTCTGCATCATTGACAACGCACCGGATATTAATATCTCCACGATCAATGCGCTGACAGCGTGCAATGATGTATTGATTCCTGTCGAAATCGACGACAACACCGGAGAGGGACTACCGGAGCTTGTCAATCAGATCCGGCATACGCGAGAGGACCTGAACGAAGATCTTGAGAATTATTGGATCTTTATCACGAAATACGACAGAAGAAACGAAGCGCAGCGACAAGGGCTGGAGCTGATCCAGGCAGCAGAATACCCGATGTTAAAAACACGTATCAGATATTCCAGAAAAGTATCAGAGTGTACATACGCGAGAATCCCGATTCCGAAGTATTCACCGAGATCTTTAGCTGCAAAGGACTATGAGGACCTTGTAACAGAGTATATTGCAGAGCTGAACATATCAGGAGGTGAGGAGTAATGGCTTTTAACCTTGCCGATATGGTTGCGAAACGTCCGAAACAGATACAGGAAGAAAACTCAAGTGATACGGTGTACAGAGACGTGTTCAAACTAATCCCATCGAAAGCGAATTTTTACGGGGTCAAGCCGGAGAAACTGCAGGGATTGAAAAACTCTATACTGCTGTTCGGAGTGATGCAGGATGTCCTGATCGAAGAGAGGGACGGAGAGGATTACATAATTTCCGGACACTGCCGGACAATGTGCTGCAGGATGCTGGTAGAGGAGGGACATGAAGAGTTTCGAAAGATAAACTGCAAATATACAAAAGTAAAAGATAATGCACGTAAGAATTTGATTGAGGAAAACTGCATTAACGGTTCGGAAACAAGGGAAAATGACGACGCAATATCAAAGTTGCTTGAACGCCTGTCTGTTATCCAGGCGAACCGGTTTAGAGATAAATCAGACTGGGAGAAGATGCGAGAAGCTCTGGATACCGAGGAGATCATAAAAGAGCTGAAAAACCTTGCTGGACTGAAAGGCAAAACAAGAGACATCGTGAGAGAAACAATCGGAGTATCCGGAACACAGATGGAAAGATACCACGCAGTCCAGAAAAGGCTCAGCGCCGAATGGATGGCGGAGTTTGAGGCGGAGAAAATCAACATCACCGTGGCCCGTGAGCTTGCGGATCTGGATGAAAAATATCAGAAGCAGGCTATGGAGCACTACATGGAACACGACATCATAACGCAAGCAGAGGTAAGAGCTTTCAAGAAGCTCCAGGAAGACAACAGAGACATTCCGGGACAGTTCACGCTTGCGCAGGCAACCGGGCAGCAGAGACCGCCAGAGAATGAGACACCGGTACAACCAGAATTGCAGATAGAGCGACTGTTTGAAGCACTGAACAAAGGCGAGAGAGAAAGAGTTATCAAATGTGACACAAGAATGGCAGCATACTTAATCAGCATCAGATACAGAGACGTCAGGATCAGGAATGGACATTTCAACTATCAGACAGGAAAAGAGGGAATTATATTCAATCCGGACGATACAATGCAGCATACGCTCACATGGAATGAGCTGGCGGAAGAACTGGTGAAAAGATTCGGGAAGAAACAGAAACCGGTGAAAATGGTGTCCATAGACGCACCAGAGAAGCCAGAAAAGAATAATTCATCAGCGAATAGACCAGTAGAACCGGAAAAGAGCTGCTTTTCGGCAACAGAAGAACCGGACAATAAGCAGCAGGAACATATTGTTGAAGATAACAAAACGTCTGAAAACGATTTTGTTGAAGTCAACAAGATCGCGGAGTGTTCCAGCGACACATTACCGGAAATGAAAAATAACGATCAGCGTAAGGCGTGGCTCAGAGCCTACAAAGACTGGGGACTCTGGTATGAGGATAAAAACATAGGCGTCAAATATTATAAATACGATTTCCAGAACGGAGCACGACTGATCGTGGAAGAGTATGCACCGGATCCAGGAGAACAAAAAAGCTGGTGGGTGTCAAGAATGACAGAGACATATTACATGCACCTAGTAGGCGGACCTGAACCGGATCGAGCTGGCGGAGTGCCAAAATGGACATATCATGCACGCTATGATAAATTTCCAAACTCAGAAACCGAATTGTGTGAGTTCTTAAAAGGCTTACAGAAGTAGCAGGAGGAATAAAAGATGCAGGAAAAGGCGCTTGTTGCTCACTTAGAGTTACATAAAAAAGTAGTAAAAAACGCCTGGATACTCAGTTACGAGGGCCGCAAGGTCCTTGTGATTGAATTTCAGGAGACTGTCACAGAAGATAAAAGCATTGCGTATATCTTCGCCCTGGCTAAAAGCCTGGTATCAGGAAAAGGCAGCGAAACACTCAGCCCAGAGCTGATGAAGATGGTAAAAGGAACCTATGTCCGGATCCTGGACGAAGAGATGAAGAGACTTATTGATAACGGAATTGAAATGGAGAAATAAACAGAAAGGAGACAGAAAACATGGATGGCACGGCGACAATTAGCCTGGATACGCTGGACGAGCTGAGAGAAAAAGCAGAAGAGGCACGGCTAGCAACGAACCGGAGTAAGAGGTTCACAAGCAAGCTGATGGACTGCTATGAGTTCGATACAGAGAAATATAACAAAGCGTTGGAAGAAATTGACGAAAAAGAGAATCTGACAGACAAGCAGTGTTCAAAGTTGATTAGAGAAGCGATGGTGAAGCACCTGAAAATTGTAGTGGACCCGGAGCAACTGAAAGAATTGATTCAGGAATACATTGACGAGGAAACATCCGACGAGCATTTAGACATTGCGAGAGCAACCCTGAAAGAACTGAAACAGATCCAGGTAGTGTTGAAAGAACAGTGAAATGGAGGGAGAAAATGGAGAAGACATGTAAAACTTGCATAGAAAATGATCGTGGACTCTGCGATCGCACCGGCCGTCTGGTAGAGGACGACGATCAGTGCGAGAAATGGGTAAGCAATCAACCAGAATGGAAAACGAAAATGATGCAGACGTTTCTTGCAGGACATTAAGGAGGACGAAATGGTCAAAAAACTGTATGAGGTGAGAAACAGATCCGGCGATCTGATACTAGAGAATGCAACAAGCGGAGAAATCAGAGAAGCGCTGTATTGCACAACCGCCCAGGTCAACAACGCCAGAACATCCGGGGATCACATATTCGGAGAGTACGAAGTAAAAGAAGTTGACAGGAAATTAAGCAGAAAGGTAGATTTTGACCTGCTGAGAGAATTTGAGTCCGTCTGCGATCAGCTGTTAGGCAGCAGGAAAGGAAAGAAATGAATAAGAGACAGAAAAAGAAACTATACAAGCAGGAGACAGGCAAAAACCCGCCGAAAAAAATGAAATATTCCGGGAAAAGCTATCACCGGGCAATAAACAAGCCGTGGGGAGGAAAGAAACCGACAGTAAACTGCTCCTGGGACAGCGAGAAGTTGAAAGAAATTGCAGCACAATTTACGAAAGCATGGGCCGGTAACAGGGTAACGATAAAAAAGGCAGCGGATGCACTGATAAAACTGTTTGCAGGCATAGGAATCAACATTTCAGAAGTTCCGGAAAGTTCATACGCAGTAAATACGAGAAATGTGGTAAATACAACAAAAACATTGACAGCACACCGCAGAAAAAGAGGTGAATGGAATTGAACTATGCAACAGCAGAGGCGGAGGACAACAGAGAGAAGATCCTGAAATTCATTGTTAAATACATAAAGCGGCACTGTTATCCACCGGCTACTTATGAGATTGCGGCAGATACAGGACTGTCAAAAGCAACAGTTAGACGACATATAGCAATGTTGCTGGAGGATCGCATCCTTGAGACAGAACATCCGGGAGATTCAAGAGCGTATCGCATCAAAGATACAAAAATAGTAATGGTAAAGGAGAAAAAGACAAATGGAAATGATAATTCAAAATGAAACCGGTAATTTTACGTTGCATGTACGGATCTCAGACTCGAAAGAATATGATTTCCTCAAGGATGTGACAGAACTGGCACGAAAGTATGATTTCGAAAATGATGATTTTGAGATTGAAGATCCGGAAAAGGAAACAGATCAGGTACCGGAGACAACGATTAGCGAAGCTGCAGAAGAATACAAAGGATTTTTACATATTCGTTGCGAAGAATGTGGAGAGACAATCTCGTACAACGCAAAAGAACCAGAGACACGGCACAAATGTAAGAAATGCGGACACGTAACACAGCTTAGAGCTTTAAAACCAATGTATGCAGAGTGCAAAGCCTGCGGAAGTTCATGGAAGTACATGACAAACAGAAACACTGCAGAACTGACGCAGGAATGCTTACAGTGTGGAAATTTGATCGACATGGAAATGAACTCACGCCGCACAGCGTATGTAACAAAAACGAAACGGGGGGGGGACAAGACCTCAAGGAAGTAGATTCAAAAGGAGAAAATGATGAATAAAGTAATTTTGATGGGACGTTTAACCAGAGATCCGGAAGTGCGCTACGCTTCCGGAGATAACCTGGCAATTGCCAGATATACACTTGCAGTAGACCGGAGATTCCATCGTGACGGAGAAGCAACCGCAGACTTTATCAATTGCGTGACTTTTGGCCGTGCTGCAGAGTTTGCAGAGAAATATCTGCGACAGGGAACTAAAATCGCTGTTTCTGGACGCATTCAGACCGGCAGTTACACGAACCGAGATGGACATAAGGTCTACACAACAGAGATTGTAGTTGAGGAACAGGAATTTGCAGAGGGAAAGAACGCCGGATCCGGCAGCAGTCGCCCACAGCCAGCTCCTGAAACAGATCCAGACGGTTTTATGAATATTCCGGAGGGAATAGAGGAAGAAATGCCGTTTTGATGAGAAAGGAGGAGAAATGGACAACAAAGAAGCAAGGATAATCGTAAATCAGCGTAGACAGACGCGCTGGTTCAAAGACTATCATACAAATTACAAGAAAAAGCTGGAGGGACACAGAAATGCAGTCATTTCCGAAGCAGAAAAAGAAAAAACGGACTAAGAAGAAAGAACCAGAGAGACCGAGCATCATGCACAGCAGAGAAAGTGGCACTTGTTATCTTTGTATGAAGTTGCACAATGATTACAGACGACATCCAGCACTCCAGGAGCATCACATTTTCGGAGGGTGTCCGAATCGGACACATTCAGGACACTACGGGTTAAAAGTATATCTCTGTAATGTGCATCACTTGGCAGGAACAGGACCGGAGGCAGTACACTCAAACCAAAAGGTCATGGACATGCTACATGAAGAGGGACAGAGAGTTTTTGAGGACCGATTCGGCAGCAGGGAAGAGTTTATGGAGATTTTTGGAAAAAATTTTATCATGGAGGATCACAAACATGATGGACATTAACGACGTTAAGAAATTAATTGACAATGTAGCACATAGACCGTTTTTCTGTAGTGATACAGAGATTACGACAGATAATGGTTATGTGATTACCACAAAAGAACATTATGAGAGATTACGCAAATGCAGATTATGTCGAGTGAGAGGAAGAAAGGCTATATTTCACAGATGGACAGAAATTGCAACAGTTGTTGAACCGTCGCTACTGGTGGGCGGAAGTCCAGGAGGACAAACAAATATTACACTTGCCATTGTGGAATATAAAAACGGAAAAGTAGAACAGGTATATCCAGGAGAAATAAAATTCATGGACACACAGGAATACTGGCCAGATCAAGAAAAATAATTAGTTTTAAGGAGGGCAGATATGCCAAACGTGAGACCGCTGAACAGAAAGAAATATAATATATCAAAGAGAGCTTTTCAGACCGCATACAACTATTGCTTACAGTATACAGAGTGGAAAGAGGAGCTGGCCGTAAAGAGAGACACAAGAGCCGGACAGAATCTGACTGGACAGTCGGGATCACATAACTGTTCTGACTCAACTGCTGACGCAGCCATGGAAGCGGCCGAGATTGCACGCAAGATAAAGAAGATTGAAGACGCAGCCATGGAAGCAGTCGGAAAAGAAAAAGAGCTGTATCCATATCTGCTGTATTATGTGACAACAGAATATTGTACATTTCAGACTATGAAAGCCAGAGGCATTCCATGCGAGAGATCGTACTTTTACGAAATGCGTAGGAGGTTTTACAGTATCATAGCAAGGAGGATTAGATGATAGAATGTGATAAATGCAAGGCTCAGATGGAGCAGACTGCAAAGGAAGAACATATACCAAATACAGAATTGGACATCCAATACATTCAGTGTGAACAGTGCGGAAAGAAGTATATTGTACTGCTAAAGGATAACAAGACGAAAGGAATGTTGATTCGGATCAGGAACATGCAGGCAAGATACCGCCGTATGTTCGGGAAAGAAAACATTGCGAAAGTAGAAGCATACAGAAAGAGTATGGAGAACTTCCAGAAAACAATACAGAAGTACCAGGCGCAACTGAGAAACAATAACAAAGACAAGATAAAAGAGTATCTGTAATGCGGTACTCGAAGGACAAAATAAATGATATATTGATAACGTGGTATTCAGGAAAGCCACAGAATAATCGTTCCCCGCGAGAGAGGGCTTGCTATATGCAGGTCCTCTTTTGAGTTAGGAGGAATATGACGCAACAGGAAACAGAGTTCGTGCGCTGGTGCGTAGCGAACGACATACACAGGTTCTATGTGTGGACCAGGTGGAAGCAGGTCAGGCAGCAGGTGTTGAAGATGGATCACAATGAATGCCAGAGGTGCAGAGAACATCACAGATACACAGCAGCCACGACAGTACACCATGTAAACTACGTGAAGAGACATCCTGAGATGGCTCTGGACATATGGTATGAGTGGCATGGAGTGAAGAAAAGAAACCTTATAAGCCTTTGCCATGAGTGCCATGAAGCAGTGCATGGTTACAGAAAACCACAGAAGCAGGAACCGCTGACAGAGGAACGCTGGGACTGATACCCCCGGTCGAAAAATTTGCGATTTTTGGCGGCCGGCCGGAGACCGGTGGGTGGCCTCGACAAATCTGCGAAAGGTCGCACATGATGAAAAAATAAAAAAATAGGGGTGAAAAAATGGCCGAAAAAAAAGCGGATATATTAGAAAGCTTAAAAGAGCAGCTGAGAAAAAAACAGGCAGATATTTCCGTCTTCAAAGACCTTTTGGACGACTATATGACCCTCTATGATGTCAAAAAGAAGCTAAAAACAGATATAAAAAAGCGCGGAGTGACCTTTGAGACCACATCCGCAAGCGGGAAAGCAACGATTGTAAAACAGAACCAGTCGGTCAAAGATCTGGTTGCTGTCAACAAACAGATGCTGATGATTCTGGACAAGCTGGAGTTGACAACGAAAGAAACAATAAAGGGGGATGATGATGACGAATTGTGATCCACGCATAGAGGAGTTCATGGAGGCCGTAGAGTCTGAGAAAATCAGAGCTTCCAGGGAAGTCAAAGCACTGGTATCACACGTCAGAAGTTGTTTCAAAAACGAAGACATATACACAGACAGCGAACAGCTGACGAAATATATCGGGATTGCAAAATATTTCCCGTTTGAAAAGCTATTTCCCTGGCAGATCTTTGTCGTGGGACTGCACGATTGCACATACTGGAGGGTATCAAAGACTCCGCGCTGGCCGGATCTTTTCTGTATGCTCGGAAGGGGCGCGGGGAAGGACGGAACAATAGCGTGGGAATCTGCCTGCCTGGTAAGTCCGTATAACGGAATCAGGGCGTATGACGTAGATATTTGTGCAAATAACGAAGATCAGGCACTAAGACCCGTCAAAGACGTGGTGGAAGCTCTTGAAACGCCTGAACATACGAAAAAATTAAAAAAATTCTATTACTGGACATCTGAGAAGGTAGTAGGAACAGAAACGAAATCAACGATTCTGGGACGTACAAACAACCCATCCGGAAAAGACGGAATGCGCTCCGGTATGGTGGTGTTCAATGAGATACATCAATATCAGGACTACAAGAACATTGAAGTGTTCACAACCGGACTTGGAAAGAAACCACATCCGCGCCGGTCCTACTACACCACCCAGGGAGATATAAGAGAAGGACCACTTGACGATATGCTTGGGACAGCGACGGATATTCTTTTTGATGATCTTCCGGACAATGGTATGCTGCCATTTATCTGCAGATTGGACAACAAAGAAGAAGTATACGACGAAAAGAACTGGGAAAAAGCAAATCCGTCCTTGCCATATCTCCCGACGTTAATGGGAGAAATGCGAAAAGAGTACAATGACTGGTTAGCGCATCCTGAACGTCTCACTGCATTTATGACAAAGAGAATGAATATCCCAAGCGGATCCGCAGACATAAAAGTGTGTTCGTATGAGAAAATAAAGCTCACGAACAGAGAAATACCGGATCTGTCAGGGTGGACATGCACCTGCGGGATTGACTTCTCGAAGATTACGGACCTTGTTTCCGTAAATCTGCATTTCAGAGATGAAAATATCCGGTATGACATCAATCATTCATGGTTGTGCAGCCAGTCAAAAGATATTCCAAGGATAAAAGCTCCTCTGGAAGAATGGAGACGGAGAGGACTGCTGACAATGGTGGATGATGTGGAGATACATCCGGAGATCATCACTGATTATATTCAAGCAGCAATGATGAAATATTGCATAAAAGGAATTGCGATTGACGATTTCCGCTATGCTCTGCTGGCAGCAGCACTCCGGGAAATTGGATTCGACGCAAAAGTATATAAAAATTTAAAGCTTGTACGTCCCTCAGACATAATGAGAGTTGCGACAGTGATAGACAGCTGTTTCGCAAATGACAATTTTATCTGGGGAGACAATCCAGTGCTCCGCTGGGGGACGAACAATACAAAAATGATCCCATACGGGAGAAAACCGGGAAAGAAAGATGATGCAGACATAGGAAACTATGTTTACGGGAAAATTGAAGCGAAAAGCAGAAAAACTGACCCGTTTATGGCACTTGTCGCGTCAATGACAATAGAGGACATGATCCCATACGCACAAACGGCAGCAGTGCCTGATATTGGAGTAATGACTTACTGAAAGGGGGTGAGAAAGGTTGGGATTTTCATTCAGGAATCTGATACGGGGGAAGCCAGAACCAGAGCAGTCAGTTGAAAATGTGTCTCGAATTGAGATTGCAGACAATCCGATTGAGAGCATAATGACAGAAATTTATCTGAGGGAATTGGCTTTTCAGAGAGCAATTCAGATTCTTGCAAAAATGTTAGGAAAATGCGAGATTCGTACATTCCTGAATGGTGACGAAATATTCCGGGATGAATATTATACCTGGAACTACGAACCAAACAGAAACCAGAATAAACAGCAGTTTTTTGACAAACTGATCGAAAAAATGTTCAGAAATGGAGAGGCGTTGGTTGTTGCTGGAATAGATGGACAGCTCTATGTGGCAGATTCGTTCTGTACAACCAGAAGCGCACTGTACGGGAACACGTATAGCCAGGTGCAGATTGATGATTACACTTTTCAGAGATCGTTTAGATCCACAGATGCTTTGTATCTGAAACCGAACTGGAAAAATGTAAATACGATTCTACATGGGTTATATGGATCCTATGCGAAGCTGATCCAGTACGGAACCAAGACTTTTATGCAGTCGCATGGTTCAAAAGGAACTCTGGACATATCAGCCGTAGCCCAGAACGCAAAAAACTTTGATGATACTCTTAAAAAATTGCTAAATGATTATTTTAAGACGTTCTTTGAAAGCGAAAATGCAGTTCTGCCACTGTTCGAAGGGTATACATTCACAGAAACGAACAGATCAAAGAACTACAATGAAACAACAACAAGAGACATAAAAGCACTGTATGATGATGTATTCGACTTTACAGCGAGGGCAATAGGAATCCCTCCGTCAATCCTGAAAGGGGACGTGCAGGACAACAGCAAGGCAATAGACGAACTACTGACTGTTGCACTGGATCCATTAGCCGGATCCTTAGAAAGCGAAATCAACCGCAAAAAATACGGGAAAGCCGTATTGAAGGGCAGCCGCTGCATGGTAGACACGTCACACGTTAAGCATGTTGACATATTCAGCAATGCGACACAGATTGACAAGCTGGTACAGTCTGGAACGCATACGATCAACATGATCCTGCGCGCAATGGGACAGCCGCAGATTAATGAGGAATGGGCAAACCAGCATTTTATTACAAAGAATTACAGCACAGTACAGGATTTATTGAACAGCCTGGAAGGAGGTGGAGAAAATGGCGGGAATGGAAAAAACACAGAATAAAACAAATTACTGTTTTAAGCAGGCAGCAGATCCGGCGGTACATTTGCTATACATCTATGATGATGTATCAGCGTATGGAGAATTTGACTGGAAAACATGGTCATATACCGAAAGCGAGACATCTGCGAAGTATTTCCGCGATCAGCTTGCGGCAATCCCGGAAGATCATACGATTGAATTACATATCAATTCAAACGGCGGATCTGTAAAAGAGGGAGTAACTATCTACAACCTTTTGAAGCAGTCCGGAAGCCACGTAAAAGGAATTGTTGACGGAGTGGCGTATTCCGTAGCTTTTGTGATTTTACAGGCATGTGACGAAAGGATCATGGGTGTAGGAACAACAGCACTGATCCACGAACCATGGGTAACTGCATCCGGAAATGCAAGAGAGCTGAGAAAAACAGCGGATGATCTGGACGTACTTACGGCAAGCAATCGGAAAATCTTCCTTGAACGTTCAAATCTGGAAGAACAGCAGCTTGCAGACATGATGGAGGCAGAAACCTTCCTGACTCCGGATGATTGTCTGGAATATGGTCTGATCGACAAGGTAGAGGATTACGGACACGCGCCAGAGGGAGACACGACAAAAGAAGGAATGCAGAAACGTCTCCAGGAAGTTATGCAGCATATGAAAGATACGAAGTCTTTCAGAGAACAGCTGGAGCTTATGCAGAAAGGACAGAAACCCGAACCGGGAAAGAAACCGGAAGAACCAGAAAAACACACACTGCAGGGATTTCTGCAGGGATTCAAAAAAGGAGAGTAAAATGAAAAATAAAGATTTTGCCGCATTAAAGAGAACGGAAATCCTCAACAGAATGAACGCAGCTGTTGCGGAGAATGATTCAGAAGCGTTTTCAAAAGCATATCTGGAATTATGCCAGGACATTGAGGAGAACGTGCTTGAACAGGCGAAAGAGCTTGTAAATCAGAACGACATGAACGTACTTGCACAGAGAGGCGTGCGCCAGCTCACAAGCGCAGAAAGAGAATATTATGAGAAAGTAATTGACGCAATGAAATCTTCGGATCCAAAGCAGGCCCTCAACAATATTGAGACCGTTTTTCCGGAGACAATCATTGATTCTGTATTTGAAGAACTGACAACAAATCATCCGCTGCTGTCAAAATTAAATGCGACAACTGTAACTGGTCTCACAAGAATGATGTTGAACACAAACGGAGAGCAGAAAGCAGCATGGGGCAAACTCAGCAGCAAGATCATTGAAGAACTGACATCCGGATTCAAGGAAGTAGATGTAACTCAGGATAAACTGAGCGCATTCCTGCCAGTATCAAAAGCTATGCTTGATTTAGGCCCTGCATGGTTAGATAACTACGTGCGTCAGGTACTCACAGAAGCTCTTGCAAATGGACTTGAGTACGGAATTGTAAATGGTACCGGAAAAGACATGCCAATCGGAATGACGCGCCAGGTAGGAGACGGAGTGAACGTTGTGTCCGGAGAATATCCGGAAAAAGAGACTATCAAAATGACAGCTCTTGATATGATCCAGCTTGGAAATGTTACATCTATCATGGCAAGAAACAGCAAAGGCCAGGCAAGAACAGTAGATAACCTGATTATGATCGTAAATCCGGTAGATTACTGGAAACGAATCCTTCCGGCAACACGCGCAATGTCTCCGGACGGAGTATATGTTTCAACACTTCCGATTCCTCTGGAAATCATCCAGTCGGCAGCAGTTACAGAAGGAACTGCAGTATACGGAATGGCCGGAAAGTATTTCCTTGGCGTAGGAATGTCCAAAAACGGAAAGATTGAGTATTCAGATGAATACAGATTTCTGGAAGACGAAAGAGTATATCTTATCAAATTATACGCTCATGGATTCGCACTGGATAACAATGCTTTTGTCGTTCTGGACATTACAGATCTGCATCCGGTTCGCTTCGAGGTTGTAAGTAAACAGGAGGAGCACGTAGATAATGCACTGCTGTCTGACCTGAGAATCGGAGGATTAACCCTCTCACCGAAATTTGACAGCGACACAAACACATACACAGCAAAAACAACAACTGCAACAAATACAATCACAGCGTTCCCGAAATCAGGAACAGCAGCAATTGAAATTACTGCGGGATCCAGCAAAGTAACAAACGGCGGAAAGATCACATGGACCGCCGGAGCAAATACCGTAACTGTTAAAGTCACAGACGGAGAGCAGACAAAGACTTATACCGTAACTGTAACCAAGGAGTGATAAAATGAGTGCTATGTCAGAAAATGATTTATCAAAACTTCTGGAGGATGTCAGAAACTATCTGGACATCACCTGGGACGATCCAAAAGGAGATGAAAAGCTCCAAGGAATGATAAAAAGAGGCATGGCATCATTAGCCGGAAAAATAGGGGAGTGCGATTTCCTGGGGGATACTCAGGAAAGGACACTCCTTTTTCAGCTTGTAATGTATGAGTATTCTGGAGAGCTGCAGCAGTTTTGGGAAAACTACAAAAGTGAGGTTATTGGACTGCAGATAGCAAAGAAGGTGGAAGAATATGCCAAGAGCCAGGCGTAAACAGTTTGAAACGTTTACAGACGGGATACTCAGTATCTGCAAAACAGAAGACAGGGTGATCGTAGACACGAAGCTCAAGAACATTCGCTTCGGAAACCGAACAATCGGAGAGAGACGATATTTTGACGCACAGACAGCAGGAAATAAAATAACAAAATTGTTAAGCATTCCGGCAGCAGTGCTGAACAGGGAAGATATTGAAGCTCTTGACATTGTTATCATTGATTCGCAAAGCGGCTGGCTCTGGGATCCATTCGATTTTGAAAGAGATGAAATTATCAATGAACATAATCCGGCAATGTACAAAATAGTGCAGATTCAGGAGAAATTTGACGCTGCACCACCTGCAATATATCTGTCACTGGAAAAAATCGTACAGTTGTATAAAGACAGGAGGAGCGACAATGGCGGATAGTATTAAAATTGATGATCTGGCAGCAGAAATAAATCGCCTTGTTGAAGACTATGGAAAACAATGCGCTGAGACAACGAAGGAATGCGTAAATAATGTTGCAAAAAAGACAGTATCAAAGCTGAAACAGACATCCCCGGTAAATACCGGAAAGTATAAAAAAGGATGGAAGAAAACTATTGTGAAAGAAAATTCTACAAGTTTAGTTATTGCGATCCACGATACAAAATACTCCCTGGTGCATTTGCTTGAAAAAGGACATCAGAAAAGAGGGGGCGGAAGGGTAGCCGCAATCAAACATGTAGAACCTGCAGAACAGGCAGCAATAGCAGAGCTGGAAAGGGAGATCACGTCAAGGCTATGATGTCAGTTGAAAATATCAAAGAAATGTTGAATGAAATCGGCTTGCCATATGAATACGATCATTTTTCAACTCATAACTGGATAGAGCCGCCCTTTATCGTATGGAGGATTCCGGAAAGTGATAATTTTCATGCGGACGGAATTACATATGCGAAAATCGACGTTCTGAATATCGAATTGTATTCAGACGAAAAGGACTGGAACAATGAAAAGAAGATAGAGGACATCCTGGATAAGTATGGAATCACATACGATAAGACAGGAGAATATCTTGACTCAGAAAAAATGTACGAAGTTTTATACGAAATGGAGGTATAAAGATGGGTAAAAAAGATAACAAAGTTAAGTACAATCTTAAAAACGCACATTACGCATTACAGAACGAAGGAGAAGATGGGACAATTACTTTCGGAGTCCCGAAAGCAATTCCGGGATCTGTATCATTATCGCTTGACGCAAATGGAGATATTTCACCGTTCTATGCAGACGGAATCCAGTATTATGTGTCGGCTGCAAACAACGGATATGAAGGAGATGCAGAATTTGCGTTAATCCCGGATTCTTTCAGACAGGATGTCCTGAAAGAAAAGAAGGACGAAAAAGGCGTACTGCATGAAATCAGTGATTCTACGGATACACAGAAATTTGCATTTCTGTTTGAATTTGACGGAGATCAGAAAGGAATCAGACGAGTTCTCTACAACTGCACAGCTACCAGACCGTCAATCGAATCCCAGACAAAAGAAGATAGTATTGAACCTGGTACAGAAACAATTACGATCAGCAATGCTCCGCTTCCAAACGGACGTGTAAAAGCTCAGACCACAGTGGATACAGACGACACTGTATACAGCGGATGGTATAAGACAGTGTATTATCCGGAAACAGTCACCGAAGCAGCACAGGCTGTTAATAAAAAAGCCGCAGGAGAATAAGGATGCTGACAAAAACAATTAAAATTGATGATAAAGAGGTGCTTTTTGCCGCTTCTGCTGCAATTCCGAGAATTTATCGGATTCAGTTCCGGAGAGATATTTTTCAGGACATGGCAAAAATTGAAAAGTCCGTAAAAAAATCACAGGATAAGCAGACTGAAACGAAGGTGTCCGAGTCGGACATCCCTATCGAGGATTTAGAGATGTTCGAAAACGTCGCATTCGTAATGGCAAAACACGCAGCACAGAAAAAGGGACAGGATTTTCCAGAAGATGTATACGACTGGTTAGATCAGTTTGATACATTTTCGATTTACACAATTTTCCCGGAGATTGTAAAACTCTGGAACCTGAACCAGCAGACACAGGCAGAAGCAAAAAAAAAC